TCTATATCCGTCTTCGTTTTTTTGATCAACCGTTTTATATGGGTATAGAGTAGATATGACTATATCGTCTTCGTCTTCTTTAGAAAGTGGTACAAAAACGGAAACATTAGCATTAGGTATACCAAAACCACCATTAGCAATAACCCTACCCGCGACAACACCATAATCAGCACAAAATCTTGTGTAGACATCTTCTTGTCTTAATTTTAATGAAAGGATTTCTAAAAAATCAAAATCTTGATTTATATTTATCCTAATATTTTTATCTACGCCTGGGGTGGTTCTTATCCTATAACTCTTGGTCATTATTACTTTAAAAATAAATAGTTATGTTGCTATTTTTTAAAAATAGGTTTAACTATTTGAAAATAAATAATCTTATGAAAAGTCTACTGTTTTAAGATTTTTTACCCTTACTTTGATGTCTTTGTTTGTAAATCTAATTTGATAGATTTGGTTTGGTTCTGCAAATATTGTGTCGTCAATGAGAGATATTTCTCTTGTCGTTTTGTCAACATATTTTTGAGAAGTTTCCGAAGACGAATATTGTCCTCCAACTTTATTGTATATTTTTAAGTCTGACAAACTAGAAACCCCACCTATGTTTTGTATTAGTCTTCTTATGTCAGATACATTCAAATTTTGACCCATTTCTCTATTACCTGGTTCCATGTAATTAGATATTGAATTTATGATTTCTGTTATTACTTGACCTTGATTCCTATCTGATTCCATAACAACGTAAATTTCTAATTCTAAATCAATTACTTTGGCCACATCAATTGATATATAATCATTTACCATTCGATATCTAGATAGATATGTTGCCAAATTATTTTTTAAACTATTAGGTACTTGTTGTGTTAATTTTCCTGAAGTGTCGTAAGATAATACTTGTATTGTTACTTTATTATTGTTTTCAGTTATAGAAACTTTTGCAGGTGCACCAAATTTTCCTGGCATGGTATCTATTAAAGATTTATAATCATTTATCGTTACCGCTCTTTTTTGTGCAGCAAAATTAAATGATACCATATTTCTAACCTCTTCAGTTGTAGGAGGATTTGCTCCTCCGATTGCTGCGGTTACGTTAGTTACCGATAACGACTGTTGTACATTCGTATTAATACTATCAGATGGGCCGTTTATTGCAAAATCAATAATACCAACTTGATTAATTACGTTTACTCCAACATTTGTTGATATTCCTCCTCCAATTCTATATTGAACAAATATCGTAGTATTGGGTTGTACGGTTAATCCTAACCCTATATTATTTTGATAATTTGCTAAGTCTAATTTTATACCGCTTTTAGCAAAATTAGCCAGTTGTTGATTAGGTGTTGTTGTTCCTCCACCAAATTGTATTTTTAAAAACCCTTCAGGTGTATATTCAGTTATGAACCTATTTTCGGTTTTTATATGTTTTCCAACCTTTATACCTGCAGAGTCTGTAGGTTTTGTTGGATCTTCTATAAAAACTGTGTCCTCCGCCAAAGCATCAACTTCATACCATCTTCCTTCTTGTTTTAAAAATTCTGCATATGTCGGGATACTAGGATAACTAGTACCATCTTTTTGTATAATTGAAGTGACTCCTAATACGTTTCTTTCAGGAAGAAAAAAGTTAAAAAATGGAACTACGTCTGTTGGATTTATTACCCTTTTAAAAACTTTTGTGGTTCCATTAACAACCACTTCCCTTTTAGTAATAACATAGTTGATTATCTTGTTATTAGCATCAAAAGTAGGTATTTTAGTTCTATTAACAAACCCTTCATTATTATACTGTGTTGAAAAATCTATGTCATAAACAGTTTCGAAAGAATTTCCAGCACCATTAAATTGTGATCCTGCTCTCAAAATTCCTAAATATCTAAAATCCTCGCTATCACCTAACGGTGGCACGACGATTGATATGTCTACAACAGCAACAGATGGTCTATATCCAGGAATTTTCAAACCATATGTTCTGGCAATATTGTAAATAGAAGATCTTTGTTGTGCATACTGTAACACAGTTTCTTGGATACTACGATCTATGTGATAATGTAAGTTATCGGCAATTGCAGCATTTAAATCCATCAGTACAGAAAAAATAGACGCATCATTAAAATTTTGAACAAGCTCAGGATAATATTGTTTTGCGTAATTTATAAGGTCTTCCCTAATCCCCGCAAAATCTCTATTTGTATAATTTATTTTTTGTTCAGCCATGTAAATTAAATATTAATAATAATGAATTCCCTACTTCCAAATCCTTTAGAATCGTCAGTATATTCTATCTTTAATTTGGCGGTGTATTCTTGAGTGTTCGGTCCCGGGATTCTATAAATTGTCGATTCAGAAGAAAGATCTAACGTAGAATCGGATAACGTCTCGTCTATTTCAAAGTATGGTTCAATTGTTATATTATTAATAGTAACATTAGGAACATATTTTTCAACTTGATCTTCTATATCTGCTTTGATTTGAGAAAATGTTTCACCATCTAATGGTTCAAATATAAATTCATATATTCTTGTGCCAAAGTCAGGTAAATAGTATCTACTCCCCTTTCTAGTTAGTATTAGATGAAGTAGGTTTGATCTAATCTCTTCACTAGTCGTGTCTGTCAATAACACATAATCTCCAACATCACTTTGTCTGAATGGGAAATTAACACCAAAAGTAACACCATTTGCCATATCTAATAAATATAGTGTGATATAATTTTATATAAATAAAAAAAATCACTGATTTCTCAGTGATTCTTTTAAATTTGTGTTGCCCTTTTCAAATGGTGGCCAATAACAACAATGTAAACATCCACTACCACAACACTTTCCTCTTCTTATGTGGTACTCTTCTGTCATAACCATTTTACCATCATTCCAATAAAAATCGGTTGGTTGAAGTTTTGGTCCAAACTCTCTAACATATAATTGTTGTACCCAATCTTTTGATGCTCCTACATTCATTTTAATTATTCTTTCTAAGATTATACAATTTCACAAGCCCCTCCAGCACATGCCGCTTCACCTCTAAGGTCGGTATTATCTTGTAACTCAATTACTTTTGTAAGATCAACATCTGTTAATGATTTAACTAATCTTTCAAAGTCTTCTTTTGTACAATCTTCAAAAGGTGCTTGAGTATATGTTCCTCCGTTGTATGGTAATACTGAAAGTCCGTTATAGAAATCTCTATTATTCCACATCCAATCACCAACTAATTCCCACTCATCTTCTTTAATTGAAACAGTTGCAGAAACGTTGTGTGTATTTTGTCCGTTTCTGTGACCAGGTTTAATCCATTCTTGTGAAACTTTTTTAACTCTTTCTAACATTTGAAATACTGATTCATGTCTCACAATAGACCCATCAGGTGATCTTTGTGGTATTGTAATAACTGCAGTATCATGTGGTCTAAAGTATTCATCTTCAATCAGTTCAGGGTGATTGATTGCAAGGTATGAATATATTGATTCATTTTTTCCTACACGAATTCTTCTTAGGTAGTAATCATTATGCCATGCATGAATTCCTGATGATGTTCCTAATACTAATGATGAGGTCCCTGATGGTTTAACCGTTGTTGTTCTTGCAGATTTATTAATGTTAATAAGTCCTGCAACTCTTTCGTTTTCTTCTTTAACCATTTTGGCGGCTCTCTTCATGTCATAACCTAACACAACACCTGAACCAATACCTGTCATACCAACACCGATAAGTGCATCTTTTTCGGTTGTTCTTTTCCAAATATCTCTCAAATAATGGAAGTCAGTATATCCGGCTTGTAAAGTACCAATGAATGATGCGGCTTTAACTCTTTTATCAAAATCTTCTTGTGATTCAATATCAGAAGCGTTTACCTCGCATAAGTTACAGAATTGGAATGGTCGTAGTGCAATTTCACAACAAGGGTTTGTTCCCCAATCTTTATCGTTAGATAGATAAATTCCTGGTTCTCCTGCTCCTGATAATTCAATACGTTTCCACAAATCCATAAAGAATTCTTTTGTGATTTTGTGACGAAGAAGTAC